CCATTATTTTATGTTGCTAACATACCTTTAGATATTTATATGAATTATTGATAGTAACTATTTACTCAAGAAATCTTTGAGTAAATTTTTTATTTCTTCAATATCTTTTTTCATTTCATCTAACTCTTTTTTACGCAAATCTTTTTGTGTAATAGTATTGATATACTGATCATATCCGGCAGTATCACAATTTACGATAGCACCGGTATTTTCATCTCTGTATAAATTAGAGTGTCCTTCTACTTTTATCATCTGAGTGCAATAATTCTAAGATCTCTAAAACGAGGATCCTGTGCTTGATTAGAACTAGACATTACAATCTTAATTCCATATCCAGTAAATAGGTCCAAATTATCAATCGTAAATTCATATTCTAAAAATTCACCATCTAAACTTGCTCTAATTTTTCTATCCGGCAATCCACTATTTTTGGATGGATCAACAATTAATAAACCCTGATTTGTCTGCTTAAGATTATCATATCCTGGGAACAAGTCATATGATTGTTCAATTTCACTAGAATCTGATTTTATTGTGGTATAAAGAAGTCTAAAGTCAGCATCTCCAGGTCTTTCTGCAGCAATAATAACTTTAAGTCCAGATGCTGGATTTTGGAGAGTTGTAATATTTGAATAATATACAGATGAATGTGGATCATCAACAATTGAATTGACACGACTATCATTGGGATAATCAGTGATTGGTTTATTCAATCTATTGACATTAAGTATAGATCCTGCTTGATCCAAATTTAGTATTGGAGAAAGTGCATTATTTGGATCATTTGAATTGAATGTAATAGCAGTAGTAAGTGATTTATTTCTTGGTAGAGAGGTTAAATATTCATTTTGATTTGTCTCTGAAGCAACCATCCTTAAGGAAGATAGTGTATTTGATGAATTTAATTGAATTTCTTCATATCCGTTATCATTGAATGAAACTTCTGTCCCACTAACACTAGTTGCAGTTGTTGTTCTAATTTTTCCTGTTACGAAAGTAGTTGATCCTGGAGTAAGTATATCATATGATGGATTTATTGAATTAAATACCAAGTTTTCGGAGGCAGTAACAGAATCTCCTCCAATTAATTTTTCGTCATTGAAAGATAATTGTGGATAGTTTGTAGTATCTCCATCTTGTAATCTATTATTTCCTTTAGATATTGACCTATCAATTCTGATATGATAACTGTCGATATCAATTGGGGTAGTGATGGAAGTGCTGATTTTAGCAATTCTTCTTAAAGAAACACCACCAAGTTCATATTTTTCAACAACACTGCCTGATGAATGATTAATTGAAATCGTGTCATCAATACCTCTTCCATTTGCGTTAATAGTCAATATATTACCACTTGCATTGTTATATTTAATAATTTCATTTCCAATTTTTACATATCCTGGATATGAAGCATCTACTGGTACTCCCTCAAATGTTTCGAAATCAGATGAAGAAGATACACTGATAGATGAAGTTTCTCCAACCGTTAGTTGTGATGTTAATACTGTCGTTGGAATATCTGATTTAATGTTATCAATAACTAGTTTGTTAGTCGTTGAATACATTCCATGATTAAAGTGATCTACTTTAAAGTAATCTCCAGAATAAACTCCACCATCTGCATTGGAAGATATGATATTAGTTCCTGCAGCAGACACAATTGTCGAAGAATCATTATAATAACTAACGGCAGCACCAACTGCAAATTCTTTTGCACTACTACTACCACCAAATTCACCTTGAACATTGGTAAGATATAGAGTATCTAGACCAGAAATTTCTCCAATAGTTATCCTTGCATCTCTACCAGTTTCTGTTGATGTCGTCAAAGTTTGAATGCCAACAACATCTCCAACTTGATATCCGGTTCCATGATCGGGATGAACTGTAGAATGTGCCACTCCGGTAATGACCCCACTTGGATTTGTGGTTATAAGAAGTTTTAGTCCCTCTCCTTTTCCGGAGAAATTGAACGTGCTTACTGCTTCCTCGGTAACACTCACTGGATAATTTTGTCCCGGTTCAGTTAATGTCGAAGCATCACTGACGGAACTACCTTGCCCAACAATAATTGCTGATCCCCCATTTCCATTAACACCAGCAAGTTTTCTGCCAACAGTTACAATTCCGATAAAATTACTATCCGTTGTTGTAGTAATTCCAATCTTTCCTGTTTTTGGAAGAATTGTAATTGGATTATTGATCAACTCTGGAACATAATCGTTACTTTGATCTAAAGGTGGGTTATAGAAATATGCAGTTCCTGAACTTTGAGTAAACTCCGCTTTATAGAGTTTAAATTTTAAATCTTGATTTTGATCGGTTGACCAGATAGATCCATTTTGAGACTTGAATAGAGATCCAAGAGCAAACTGTTTAGTATAAATGACTTGATCAACATCAGGAAGTTGTTGTGTGTTGACAGTCTTACTTCCCATAACAGCTGTCCACACTTCATATTCATCACTTTGATCTGATATTAAAACTACTGCATATTCTCTACCAGGTGCCAGGAATATTGGTTCCGGGAATCTAATATTTGTAGCAATTTCTCCAGTATCTGATGTTTGAATTAGTTGTGTTTCAACACCATTAACATTACCTCTTGGTCTAAGAATTACTGGTTTTCCAACAGTTGTAAGTGTTGGTGTCCCTAATTGAGTTTCTCTTATTTCCACTCTAATTGGTGCATTGCCACTATCAATTGTAGCAAAAAATACATCTACTGATGTTAAGAATACTCCGTTCACGTCATCATCAGTATCAATATCAGATTTGACTTGAATATTGCCACCAACAGTAAATGTTTGTGCTAGAGGATCAGTATATTCAACATTAACACGTCTTCTTAGATTCAAATTTACGGTATTTGAAATATTTGTTCTTGTGGTTTCTCTTGTTACTGTTGCTCGGAATCTTAAAACAGTTCCATTTGCGGTATATGATGTTTCTGCAAAAGAAATTGAATTGCTTCCCGGTAAACCTTTATCATTTGTGGAACTAGATGTTAATTTATAAGTCTTTGTTCCTGCACGTAATCTAACGTTTGGTGTTGGATCCACATATGGAGGTCTAATAAAGAATGAACCATTAATATCTCCAAAATTATCTGAAATTAATCTAATGTCTTTTACAGAGGCAATAGCATTACTAGTTTGTCCAACTAATTGCATACCAGACTGAATATATCCAAAATATCTTCCCTGTGCTCTCTTAGAAAGTCCATCAACATCAACATTAAGGACATTTGATGTGGAACTATAGATTGTACCTAAAGTTTGAGTTTTATTATATGGATTCTGATTATATGTTAAATCTGGACTTGAAATAGATCCCGATTTATGATCTGGTCTACATACTCTAAATTTAATTCTTTCAACACCTCTTACAGTTCCAATAACAGTCTCTCCAACTGTAAATGCATTAGATACATTTTCAATTTCTACAAGTTTTGGAATTACATCGACCCCACTTCTTCCATCTAAGAATTGATAATATCTTGTGTTTGGTTTTAAATTGGATGCATTAAACTCCACATTTCTAGATCTAATGAAAAGCTGATCGTTACTACCCACTACTTCATTACGAATACTGGTATCTACAGTATCAAAAGATCCTCTAGAAGTGCTTGAGGCACTGAAAGAGAAATTCCCTGCCTGTTCTGCTTGTCTTCTTCTAGCAGTTCTTCCACTTCCCCCACGAACTCTGACACCGGTTGTAACATTGGAATTTAGATTATTAGTTAAATTGACATTATTTGTTCTGGTAACTCCCCTATTAATTGTTCTATCAGGTAATTGAACTGTTCTAGTCCAACTATCGACTGCAGGATCTAATGTAACTGTTCCATCATAAACAACAATGTTAAATGGATTTACATTTTCAACTTTAGTAGCAAATGGTTGTTGCAACCAATCAATTTGATCATATGAAAGTGTTAATACATTTCCCGTTTTTTCTATATTAGAATCTAAAAGTACTAGAGGAGTAGTTGAATACTTATCTGCACTCAAATCTAAATTCTCCGGAGTAAAATTTTCTAAAGTCGATACTAATGATTCTAATGAATTGCTACTAATATCAGAATTAAGTGTTCTTGATTCTTCGTCAATTAATGTTGTAGATTCAAAAGTATCAAATCTAGAACTGTCAGAAAAATCATCAACAAAAAATCCACTCTTAAATCTATCAGAACCTTCAGAATCTTTTATCTGTAGTGTTTGAGTATTAACTTCGAGTAAAGAAAGAGTTGTTACTCTTTCTAAATTTTCTACTCTATCTTCAATGATGCCAATATCTCTCATTGTATATCTTCTATTATCAGTTAGGATAATATTCGCATCAGATGTGTCATAAAGATATGCTGGATATTCTATAGTTCCAAGTTCTAAAAATTCACCTTTTTTAGTGGGTGGTTTTGGATTTTTTGAAGATACTCCTTTATCTACAACAAAATTCCCAAGAATATCTAGATAAATTTTATCTATTCTAGGAAGATAGAAACTTTGACTAATTACAGAACCTTCTTCAGGTGCCAATAATCTTAATGGGGAAGTATTAAATGCCGAAGTTCTGGCATTAAAATCAAATGGTGATCTATCAATTGTTACTGCGGGATTAAAAACTGCTACTCTAGGTCTAAAATCTAAAGTATCTGTTGCTCTAATAGACCCTCCAATATTTGGAATATCTTTAGAAAATCTTTCTGCATCATAACTATCTACAGTAAATACATCTCCAGTATCATTTGTTGGGACAGTGTAATGATCAAAAATTACTATTAAACGTCTTGATGGTTCTTGAGTGTTTTTGTTTCTTACAATTCTCGAATAATCATAATACTGATTTTTTTGTCCTCTATTCAACTTAAAAGATTGTGTTATATTACTATAATTTCCATTTGTTATAGAATCAACTTGAGTATCAATTTCAGATTCTTCAAAAGATACTACTTCTCCAACTGAAAATTTGTTTTCGTTTAAGTAAACAATTCCCAATTTATTATTAGATCCTGTTGAAGGATTTGTGGTGTTGTTAGTAACAACTCTAGCAATGGTGTTACTTGTAGATCCTATAATATTTTCTCCAATTATTACATTAGATCCAACATTTGCGATAACAGGAAATTCAATAATATCAAAAGATGGATCATTACTATTCAATGATTCATAAACTGCAAGTACTTTTGAAACATCGGGATAATTTAATGAAATATCTTCATCTTGAACTCTTAATCCATAATATTCATTAGGAGTCAATCCATCATTTTTGGAAGTTGCGGTAGTAGTTCCAGATTCTTTTAATTTAGATCTATTTACAAATAAAACCGTACTTCTAGAATAATTTTTTGTTTTACTTTGAATATTACTTTTTATTGCCGTCACATTAACAACAGTATCATTATTTGAAAGAGTGCTGTCTAAACCTCTAATAGTTACTGTATTTCCACTAATACTGAATGCATCTGAAGTAATCGTTCCTATACCTCCTCCACTGTATCCAATACCAAATCTCTCTTGATCAAAATTGACCCAAGATACATCGCCAATATCACTAGTATTGATAGTTATAGTATTGTTAGAATTATCAACATCTTTTCCAGTTAACTGTTCAGTAATGAATAGTTGAGAATTAGAAAGATCAATACTAGATGTATTTGGTTCTGTTAGGGGGGCAAATAAAGTTCCTGAACCTCTTACTATTGGTGCTCCTAAAAATCCATTAACTTGAATATCTGATGTTGGAAGTGCTCCATTAAATACTCCAGCAACATTTGATATTGCAGAAACCTCAAATGACAGTGCATCTGCTGCCACACTAGATACTCTATTAAAAATCTCTAATGAAGAACCGGATTGTTGATATCTGATCACAGTATCAGTTCTAATACCAACAAAAGTTCTACCTGGAGAAGTTACTGTAGATATACCTCCCCCAGATGCAGTAATTGTTAATTCAGATACAGAACCAGGAAAATTGAATGATTCTAAAATTGAATCCGCTTGAAAATTGCTATAACTGAAAGGTGCCGTTTGTTTTACTGACTTAATGTTTTGTGTATTATATGCACGAACTTCGGTTACAGATCTTGAGGATTCTACCCCATTAATTAATAAAATTTCACCCTTAGCGAACGTTCCAGAAGTCTGCCTCAAGAAAATTTGATTAGATGCTCCATCTGCTGTTACAAAACCACTGGATCCTGTACTCTTTCCTTTGATAAAGAACGATTGTTTTATTTCATCTGAAGAAACAGATTGATTTAATGTTAATCTTGTATATGTCTGAATATCATACAATCTTAAATCCCAACTAGTTTCTGCATTAGAATATGCAGAATCTGTTAAATTAAATGAATATACTCTAGCTTCTCCAATTTGACTTCCTAAACATCCAAATTGAGAGTATAACGAGATTGTTTCTCTTACCTTTGCTAATCCAGTTACGTTATTAACTCTCAGTAAATTTCCCATTTCAAATGGGACCGTAACATTTTTGATATCTTCTGTATCCCTTGGTTTATCTACATCAATAATACTAGATGATGTCTTTTCAATATCATATCCTTTTACGTATGCTTTTCCTGGTGATATCTTTAATGCGGTTAAATTATTCGAAGGAGTATTTCCATCATCAGTCTGTTCATTAGAAAAGTATACTCCATCATTACCTAATCTATCGTTTAACGACTCTTCTAAATTAAGATCAAATAAATTTACAGTATAGTTACCCGATTCATCAAAAGTTCTTTCTGCAAGATAATCACGAATTCTATTATATTCAGTTTTAGTTGTAATTTTTTTAATTTTTCCATTTTTTACTCTAAGTAACTCTACAAAATTAGTATCATTAGTATCTGTTAATGATTTTTTTGTGAGAGTTAATGTTATTTTTAATCTATCTGCACCAGGTGAAGCATAGTTTGAAAATCCTTTTGCATTATCAAATAAGGATTCATCTTCCTTTGCATCAATCAGAGATTCATTAATTTGCAATCCAACTCTATATGATGGTGTATTTGTATAAAAATCTAAGAGAATTGTTTGGGATAAAACATTTACAAAATATCCTCTTATGAAGTAAATGCCATTACCAATAGATGCGGATGACCCTATTGCGGATGCATTGGAACTAATAGATGAAGCAAATGGAGTTCCAGAATTTATTGTGGTATTTCCATAAACTACATTTGTATTAGAAGACAACAGTTCGCCATCTTGGAATTGTGTGAATTGAGAATTATTATCAGACTCTACATATTTTACATATAAAGTTATATATTCTACATCATCACTTTCTGTTGGTAAAATTACTTTTTGAACTCTAGCAGTAACACCAGAAACTTGACCTGTTATTGTTTTTCCAACAAATTTGTCAATGTATAATGATATATCAGTTCCGAATTGTGTGGTATTTACCTTTATTGCATAAAATTGACCATCATATGAAATATTTCCTGGGATGACAACTGATCCCTCTTTGAATATATGAGTTCCAAAATTTTCTACTTGATTTTGAAGGATTGACTGTAAAGTCGTCAGTTCTCTAGTTTGAACTGGATATCCTGGTTTAAATAAAACTTTTAAAAAGTTTTTTGATGCATCAAAATCATCATAGTATGGATTGATATTTAAATTTGTTTTTTGCGACATTTTTCTTTAGAATTCCAGAATAATTTTGATGTCTTCCTTTTGCCTAGAGTCTCTCGTAACAAGAGAACGATTGTCAATGTAAATAACATCTCCCGTATTTTTATTTATCTCAGGATCGGCAAGTCCACCTGAGAATGTAACTCCTAAATTAATTATTTTAGATCCAATTGTAGTTGTAATTCCTCCAAAACCTGTATCAATTGATGCTGAAAAAGTTCCATCAGAAATTGAATTTGATGAAGATTCAAAACTAACAACATTGGCCTTACTAGTTACATCGTTTCTGTCGGTTTGATCAAAAGTATTGGCAAAGTTTAAAGATCTATCTTGATAATATTTCAATACTTTAGTATCAGCATCATATGATGCTATATATCCTCTTGCAATACTGCCATCTGAGGTTTCCTGCTCAATTTTATTTCCAATAGTAGCAGTAATATCTGATGTTAATTTTATTGATCCTAATGACGAATACTCACTTGCACTATAAAGTGTTGATGAATTATATTTTTCTGGATTTTTTATAATTCCAACCTGAGAAAATTTAGTGTTTACTGGAAAATCTCTTGTAGAGTCATCAAATCTGGTATATGCGAGAACTTTATCTGCTCCCAACTCTTCATATATGTTGTATCCATGACCTCTAGATGGAGGTATAATTGGAATTAATTTTGATGAATTTTGTATCAGATCATCTGTTGCATGTCCAAAATCAACAATTCCAAAAGTATATCCACTGCCACCAGAAACAACTGTTGTTTTAATAATTGTGCCAGAAGTATCGACTTCTATATTTACTTTTGCTCCAGATCCATCCCCTTTAATATTATATGTGCCTGATCTATATAAACCATCACCTCCCCCATCTTCAATATAAACATATTTTATTTGATTGTTATTTATTGTAGAATCACCAGAATCTCTTATAGATTGAATTTGGAAATCATTTGATGTTGACCAATCACTTGGAAGAACAATATATTCAGTAGAATCAAATTTAATAATATCACTTGGAGATATAGTAAACAAATACTTCCAAAGATATTCATCCCCGCTTGTTCCTGCAGCAGATACTTCCAAATCTGTAAATGTTGGTTCGTCTTGAGAAGTATTTCCAGTTAAGTTTACTGTTCCTCCAATACTACCATGAGATCCATTATAAATGCATATGTAAACTTTAAAGTCACTATTAACCACATAATAATTGCTATCATAAAGTCTTGCACTTTGTGATATTGGGGTTAGATTTCCAACACTATAATCATGTCGATACATATCATAACGGGTATTAACAGTCCAATTGACCTTTTTTATAACTCTTCTAATATTTGAACTAGTTAATTTTTTTCCAAATAGTGCTGTATTTCTATAATGACTCAAATACTGCTGATTATCAATAGGACTTGGGGGATTTGAATTAGTTTCCTCTCCCCAAGTAGTACTCCTACCAAATCCCACAGGACTAGAAATTGTTCCTGGATTTGAAAGTCCCAAAAATACATAATAATTATTATCAGCACTCAATACAGACTCTACAAAATTATTGGCATTAGCAATCCTAAATTGATCTGTTACTATAGCGGACATATTACACGGTTTTCAAGTATTTATATGGTTTTAATTATCTTTAATCTCAGGAAGTGCTCCTGTCAATCTAATACCTTCACCTCTTCTCTGAATTGTTGGAAAAGTTGATAAACCAACATCGACAGTTTTACCAGAAACATTAATGGAAATTGGAGCAGAAGATCTAGTAATTGAAGTAAATAATCCCCAAGAAAATTCTCCCACATGATTACCACTAGTAGAAAGTCCTGTTACATCAGTTCCAGAATCAATATTGCAGGTAACAATGCCAACAAAATCACCATCACGGCTTAATTCATGGATATAGTAAATATTATCTAAGAATGTAGTTCCAATACCAACTATGGCAGTATTTGAACTATCTACCGATGTAACACCAGATCCAATTATAGTATTCTTAACAAATATTGGATATCCAATCTTTAAATCATCTCCAAAATTTGTTGCTCTCCTAAGATAAAACTTAAGAGCTTGTGGATGTCCACCAGATCCGGAAGTAGGTTCTATTCCTGTTATAATTCCCGAAAATCCTTTAATAAATCCAATTCCATTAAGATTTTCAGTATTTGAATCTGGGAGGGATATAATTGTATTAGGTGCTATTGTATATCCAAATCCAGGATTTGTTATTGTTGTTCCAGTAAGTGTTCCTCCAGCTCCTACTGTTGCAGTTGCAGTGGCAGTTGTTCCCACACCCACATTTTGTGGATCATCGATTTGTAAAGGATTTTGGAATTTAATATTGACAGTAGATCCAACATATCCACTTCCAAAATTTTCTGGATCAATAGTAAGAGAAGAGACAGTTCCACCAGCACCGATTGTTGCAGTTATATTAGCAGGAGAAGGATCTACTTTACCATCGACAATAAGACCCGATAGATTATTAAATTCAAGAGAACTATCTAGACTATAACTAAAATTACTTACATCATCAACAAAAATACTAGAATCGGAGGTTGTAATATCTTTAATAATTTTTGCAGTCGGATAAATTTGAGAAATAATAGATTGTCTTGTCTTATAGACAAACTCTCCATTAATTCTTCTATCAGTTTTTTGTTTTGTCCATGACATTGGTTTCAAATTGACTTCATCAACACCTTGATCCACATATAAATTCGTCTCAAATTTATCCGAAAAAGATACATCAAAAATTGTTCTTTGATTTTGAGTAATTGTTTCTGCAATAGTATCATTTTTAAATATTCTGATATCATCACCTCTTTCTAATGATGGAATGATATTATTTACTTGTATGTCATCTACACCTCTAGTTCCTCTATAGTAGAAAATATCAATTTTATCTTCTACTTTTGGTGGGACAGTAAATGAAAATGAAGTTCCTCCATCAAATATATAAGAGACACCAGGTTCTTGAATGATACCATTAATAATAACAATTAATATATTTTCAAGTTCTATAGTAGAATCTTCAGGTTTTTCAAAACTCAATATAGATCCATTATAATTAAGTGGGAATATTAATCTCACCCCATCTTGGAAGTTTTTAATAGAATCAATATAATCAAGTTCTCCAAACTGCCAAGAAGCAAAATTATCACTGAAAGTATCTAAAACTGTAAACTGATATTCTGAGATTGGAGATGCTAAATCTTTAGCAGTAACAAGTCCAACTGGTGTAAATACATCACCTTTTCTGAATGAATACCCAGATCTTGTTATAGAGAAACCATTAACTGCAAAATAAGTTGATCCAATACCTGTTGAAGAATTTGCATTAACATCAATATTCAATAGCAATCCAGTCCCAGTATCAGTTGTTAATCCAACACCAACTCTAGAAACACCTACTACTTCAAGATTTTCGTATGTTGGTTCAGAAACAAATATTTCAGTTTGATCAGAATAATCAGATCCGCCATTTGATACATTAAATGTTAATGTTCCTCCCGTTCCTACAGGTGAGGCGGTTATTACTGCACCAGAACCATCCCCAGTTGGATCGAAAATAGAAACCCCAATTGATACTATGGAATTATATCCGGACCCAACATTATCAGTGGTGCCAATACCAATACTATTTTGAATAACACCACCACTTATGATTGCGGTAACTGCTGCACCAACAAGAGGTGCGTAACCAAGTCCTCCAGTTGATCCCAAAGAAACAATAAGTCCTCCTCTAGGAATTTGGTTTTGATTTAGATCAGACTCAGAAATCAAAATACTAGTAGGATCAGTTATATCTGTTCTAATACCACTGAATACAATAGATGATATTCCCGTAGGTGATAATTGTTCAATAATACTGAAATTATTTGCTGGATTATTTTCAGTTGTTGGGGTTTGAAATATTCCATTAATAAATACGAGTCCATTTCCACCAATTGTTCCAATACCACTAGTATTTGCTCCACCGACAGTAAGTGTAAATGTTCTACCGATTCCATTGAATCCATCAGAAATGTCATCATAAATTTCATTTGTAGAGTAATCCTTTCTAAGGAATACTCTACCAGTAAAGTCTGATGTTTCAAATATTAAATTATTATCAGTTCTTATAACATTAGAATTTCCTCTAGGTGCTTTTGTAAAGAAAATACTATCATCAACAATATTATAAGATCCTTTGTAAATTCTAGATGATGTACCGTCTGTATGAGATGT